ACCTCCTTATAACAAATAATCATATCTACGTACTATTATATTAATGTAGAGAATAAATAATTCAAGCATATGAATAAAGATATAAACCTTATCTTCGAAGCCTACACACAAAATGTTCTTAATGAAATGTCCTTACGCGTTAAGGATAGAACAAATGCTGAGAAGGCATTAGTTGATGCAATAACTCAAGGTCTCGAAACAAGAACAGGTGACACATATCTTTTTAAGGGATTAAAGGGTGATGAATTAAAGAAGCAGGTAGATAGTCTCGTAGTGCCGATTATTAGAGATTTATTTCAAGATGGTGTTTATACCGGTCGTGGTGCAGATTTTAAGGATCTAGAGATAGACCTTATTAATAAATTAGCTGCTTCAAATCCAAGAGCTAAATCACAATATACTGCTAGAATCTTGAGAAGCTTTATTGCTAGCGTTGTTGATGTTGTTGAAGATACAGTCGATCAAGGTGAGTCTATTGAAGATGCATCAGCTGATATTACAGATGCAGTTGTTGACGGTGCTGAGAAGTCTGATGAGGTTGCACAAACAGCTCCTGAGGCTTCATCAGCAGATCGTACAACAGTAAGAATCGAGCAGATGCTTGCAAATATAATCGATGATCAGGGCATACTAATAAAGTATGTAGTTGATGATGTGGTTCAAGCGATTCGTGATAGCGGTGGACTTGATCTTGCAGAAGGTAAAGAAAAAAGTAAAGTAGAGTCTGTTTTAAAGAGCCTCATTAACAAGCAAATTTTCGAAAAGAAAGGTGAATCTGTTAAGATTGGCAAGAATTTCGAAGCTTTCGAAGCAGGAGGAAGTGACTCATCTCTTATCTCTGATGAAGATCTAATTGCACAATATACAGGCAGCAATAAGCCTTCAAACCCGTTTAAGGGTACATCAGGTGATAGTTACTTTGGTTAAATCTTACCTAGTAAATGATCCCAAGGAATATTCCTTGAATACTTAACAGGGTCTTCAATCCCGGCATCGATAAATCCTTTCAACCGGAGGGCACATGCAGTACATTCTCCGCATGCCTCTTCCAGACCTTCATAGCACGTCCAGGTATTAGCAAAATCTACTCCAAGGGAAATACCTAGCTTAATAATTTCTTCTTTCGATTTATCAATAAGAGGTGCTTCGATTGTTATTTTGTTTCTACGATTGAGAGCATTAACATTATTAATAGCTGTTAAGAACTCCGGTGATCCATCCCAAAAGCCTGCAACTGAATCTGCCTGAGCTGCTCCATGATAAACAGTAGTTGCACCTACACCTTCAGCAAATGAGCATGCAATACTCAAGAGCATCATATTTCTAAACGGTACATAATTAACCGTTTGCGGGTCACCCATTACGTCTTTTGCCTTAGCTACATCAATTTCTTTATTAAGAAGAGCTGAGTTTTTAATTAATCCGAAGAATGGAAGATCGATTACTGTATTAAAATGTACATTTTTATTAGATCCGTTATCTCTAATTATTGCAATTTGTTTCTCTGCACACTCTAGTTCTTTAATATGCCGTTGACCGTAATTAAACGATATAGCGTATACCTCATCAAATTTTGACGCTGCGTGATGGAGCAGAACGGTAGAATCCATTCCACCACTTACTGGTACTACAACCTTACTCATTTTCGAGTTCTTCGAGATTATCTCCGCTAACTTCAGCACTGTTGTACTTGTAGTCTTCAGCTAGTCTCTTATCGAGTTCAGGTATAATAAAATCTTCAAAAAACCAAAGATCCTTAACGAAGTTTTTAGCGTATCCGAGCTTATCACCCTTCTTATACTTACCTGAATCCATACCGACAACATAGGTAGAACCCGTTTGTTCGATAATACCACGAGCAGTAGCCATTTGTAGAAGACCGCTATACTTGTTGAGACCTGATTTAAACGAGAGATACATTTCAGCTTCAAGGAACGGAGGTACAAAGCGGTTCTTAACCGTAAGAGCGCGAATCGTTGTACCTGAGTATTTGTTAGCTTCAGCTAACTTTGCTGTATCGACGGCACCTGAATCACCCTCACCCTCCTTCTCGTTTCTCTTTGCAAGCTGCACAAGAATACTAGCCATATAGACCGGTCCAGATCCACCGGACTGTGTCTTGACAAGAGTCGGAAACATAGCACCTGGATCAGCGTATGTATGGTTAGTAAAGAGAATTGTAACACCAGCTCTGCCTGCTTTATAGGTAAGGGTTCTAAGCATTGACTTGAGTGACTTTGCTCTCAAGCCCATATCAGCTGCTGACTTATCTTTAGCGATATCGTCGATCTCTTTTTGTGAAGAGAGATTACCGAGACTGTCAATACTGATAATAAATTTACCTTGTTGATTCTGTTCGATTACACTGTCAAGGAAAGCTGAGATTTGATTACGACATTGATCAACGGTATATACAGGAACATATTTGGTCTTACTTGCATCAAGACCGACGCCCTTTGTAGAGCTTTCGTCAACAGCGAACTCTGTATCGAAAATAACAGGAATTACACCTTGCTTCTGAGCATTAGCGAGAATCTTATTGACAATAAATGTCTTACCTGTCATTGACTCACCAGAAAATCCAACAATACGACCTTTTGGTATACCGCCTTTTCTGCAACTACCTCCTAAGATAGCGTTAAGAGCATAGCAACCCGTATCATACCATGTATCAACATTCGATAGGGCATTCTCATCTAAGAATGAAGCTTCATTATTCATTGAATCGAGCTTCTTAAAAACATTATCAATCTCTTTACTCATATCTCATAATTATACTATACTAGCTACAGTTTTCAACATAAAAAACGCCCGGTCTTAAGACCGGGCGTTTAATCTGGTTTCGATTCAGATTACGAAGTGACGCCTTTACTCGTCAAACAACTTAACTACCGAGGGTTCTGCAGTAGGAGCAGCGACCGGCTCGGAGAAAAGCCTCTCGTACTGCTCAAGCAAGCGAGCGTCGTTCTCGACGTTTGTACCGATAACTACATTGCTGTAGTGATACTTCCACGTGGTGCCTTCTTCCTTATTCTTTCCACCGATAAACTCGCGGAAGAAGAGGGGAATGGTCTGCACGTTTAGCTGACCTTGAGGAGTCGGCTGAACGTGGAGGATTGCCGGGTTCTTTACGAGAAACGAGGCACCGTTATCTGTGTCGCTAACGAACTCACCAATGGTGGTTCGACCGATATGATCTACAAATGTAGTGATGTTTTTTGCCATAGGTAATTATATTAATATTAATTTTTCTTGAAATCAACTACTCCATGCCGAGTAATTCAAATAAATCTGTCTGAACCTGATTACCTGGATTCTTAAGCCTCCAGTTTACAGCTTCATAAAAACGTTCAATGACTGAATAAATCATTTTCTCAAACATTAGCTCATAATCTGGCTCAAATATTTCAGCAAACTCCTTCGGGTAGTAATATTTGTATCCAATCGTTGTGATACCATACTTGTTCGGCTTTCGAACATAAAAATATCTAATCTTATCACCTGAGGTTATCTTTTCATACTTCCTCTCAATACCGAATTTTTCTGTAAGGAGATTATGATAATAAGCTGCTTTAACGTGAATTGGCATTCTCTTTACAGTATCGAAATTACTACTCTGACTAGCATACTTCTCATAGCCCTTAATGCCCATAACAGATGCAATATCTTCAACGGGTAGGCTACGAAAGATATCGTACGTCTCCGTGAATGCTTTATTAGTTTCACTTAAGCTCTTTGTTGTGAGCATAGTCTCGATAATACGCTTAACGTGTGGCTTGATCGGAGCAGGCATTGAAGTTCTTACAACCTCAACACCAGTATACTTAAATTTCTTCTCTGGTATACCTTCAACATCTAGAGTATGCAACACATACCGCTTTTTCTGTAAGAAAAGTCCAACGTCAGCAATAGCTTCTCTCTTAAACACGAGTCGGCAGTCTGCAGATCCGAGAGCCTTTGCAGCCCATATCTTTATCTCTTTGTTAAGATTGTCTTCGATATCAGATACAACTTTATAATATTCTGGTGCAACGTTTCCTTTACTATCAAAAACAGGTACCTTATTTGCCGTTACAAGATGCTTGATCGAGATATAACTCGAGTCTGTATCATTATAGATAATAGGTGATGAGTTTTTAATATCTTCATCCGTTAGCTTAGCATTTGTCTTAATATAGTCAATTAATATGCGATTTGATTCTTTAATAACTGCCTGCCCTGTTAATGTAATTGTTTCTGCTAATTCATCACCACCGAGAGGGCTGTGCTTGTTCCCAAAATATCCATATACAGTATTCATAAGAATCTTTACTGTATGCTGACGGATATTTAACCGGTCGACGTTAACTTGATTCAACTTATATTCGTTTGACTCTTTGGTGAGAGTTAAAGCAGCTCTCTTTGCTTTCGTGAGCTGCTTTTTCAATTCAACACGCTTGCTATAGTAGTAATCAATCGTATCAGGAATGATGCCTTTCTCTTTTTGCGTAAAGAGAATTTTTGCTTTAGATATCGCTATTTGCTCTTTCTTTACAAACTCTGCAAATTTTTCATGTGTTAAGGTATATGTTGCTCCGTTAACATGCTTAACGGTAATATCAGTATCAGTTTTCTCGACGATCGATCCTATTTTCGTCTCAGGTGAGAGATTTAATGTGATCATCGTATTTGGATATAGACTATTAGCGTCAAACGAAACAACGTGCTCCTGGAAGCCACGTTGCGGTTCTACAACATACGCTCCTGCGTTTTGCGTACCGTCTTCCTTCACTTCTTTTACGAATGTTGGTATGCGCTTATCTTTTAAGCGTGCACGGATAGCGCAAAGACCAGTAATAACAGAAAGCGACCCTAGAGCACCTTCAAAGGTCGTAAGACCTGAGTACGCAATCATACGCAGCAATTGCAAGTACTGTAGCTTATTTTCAAGCTTAACAAGCAGATTAACGTCCTGGATGTTATACTCTACAAACAACTCCCAGTTATCATCTGATAGGCTTGCAAGATCTGTATCACCGTAATCAACTTTATTTTCACCTAGCTCTGTTTCACCAATTGCATCTAGTTTATAAGATTCGCGCAATACCGGACAAAACCTTCTATAGATATCGAGGTAATCAACGCACGAAATACCCTCGATATGCCATTGTGTCTGCTCTCTACCGAACTTACCCATAAAGGTACGAGAACGAATAGATCCAACGGGAGACAAGCGT